GATTTGTCATAAGCTCTTTATAAGCTGCGATTGATTCTTCATTTAATATTAATGTTCCCATTTTATTTATTATTTAAAATTGTTTTTATTTCTGTTCAGGGTAAATTGTATTTCCATAATCCATATAATAAGTTGCATCTGTCATGTTTCTGAGAGATAAAGAGATAACGACACTATCTCCATATCTCGGTTGCAGTTGTAAACTCTCTGATCCCATATTCATAGGAATTTTCACATGCCCAGGATTATCTTCATCTAAATAGCAGAATCCTGCCGATACAGGTGCCCATCCTTCACCTGCTTTTATATCTGAATGATTCAATTGTTCTCCAAAAATAATTGGATGAACCATCAATTTCTTTTTGAATATTATGTACTTCATAATTCTATTTTTTAGTGATTAAAATTTACATTGAATAATAATTCCCATCTTGGTAATAAAAAGAAAAGGTCACACCCGCTCTCGTTGTCAGAAGACCGATCAAACTTATTCTGAATAGCTCACGTGTATAGCGAATAGTTACTTCCTTCTTAATTGCCTGATCATACATGATCACATTTTCAGTGATGCAGTTGATAGAAACCAAAGTACATTGATGCATTTCTACCGGAGACTCATTTGTGCAACTGAATAGTACAAATGATAAAATGATGATTAATGCCTTTTTCATATTCATGTTATTAAATGAATTTTTATTTTCGTTCGAACGGTGTTTAAACAGCGTTCGAACACCGTTCAAATGGCGTTCGAACACTATTTATATCCCTTCGCCGTTATTTATTTCTGATTCCTCACCCCAATAGTCTTTAGCCTTTTCGGACCATATATCCAATTGTGCAGTAGGACCGAAAAAACGCCCCTTGCTGAAAGCCCTGTATCCCTCAATGAATATTTTAAGAGAGGAATCATACATAATTGATCTCGCGCTACGTCCTGCCGGGTTCTTCCCGTCGGCATGGCTAATAAAAATGACCAACTTATCTCTATGCTGTTCCTTGAAAGAAATGTATTCCCTGTATTTCATACCTGTGTACTGAAGTGAATCTATTACATAGAAATCAGGACTCTTATGTCGCGACATCCTGTCCGAGAAGTCGACCATGTTCTCGCCTGGCACTAACACGAAATTTCTTCCGCATTCATTCATGCTGTAGCGTGCCAACATATTCACCATACTTAATGAGTCTCCCTCCTCAAGTGAATTATATGCAACCTTTCCATACTTGGTCAGCTCCTTGCAAAGCTGCATAGTGAAGGAAGATTTCCCGTTCCCCGAATTCCCCCAAATGAACCAGACGCCTTGCTTTTCAGGATTACCGAAAGCATCCGAGAATCTCTTTGAGAACGGTATTGTTTCCTTCTTTGCTGAGAGTACTTCCCTGACTGTCATTGCCCGCATGATTTATCTTCCTCCTCGGTTTCTGTTGAAGCAACTTGCATCATAACCTTTAGCCGCTTGATAGCGCGTTTTACGCAGCGAAGGTCGTACGAAGTTGCTGCATTGCGGCTGGATGAATTTCCCGCCCCGAATTCTGCATGATCCGCATCTCTCAATACTTCGCTGATAGCCTTTTTTTCGCTTATTCCATTTGCCACGCACAATGAAATGACATCATTCGTGTCGCACTCATTCACATCGTAGTATTTGCGTCCGATACGAGAGAATATTTCGTTATATCCTTTCTTGCTATACTGCAAGCCGTAGCTCATGCGTCGTTTGATGTAGTCGGTTGAGAAGAATATCATCCCGGACAGTCCCTCTAATTGATTATACAAGTCGATGAAATAGTAAAAGATATGTTCCGGTAATTTGTCCGCTTCGTCAAAAATGATCAACGGTGAATCAACTGAAGAAATATATTGTACAATCTCTTCAATCATCGAGCGAAGACGTATTCCCATTGTTTTTATTCCGCATTGAGCGGCAATAGCTGCTACAAAGTCAGATTTCGCCATATCAGCGTCGCACCTGACGAGAAACACATTATCATGATCTCTTTGATATGCTTCAGCAGCCGTTGTTTTTCCACATCCGGCTATTCCAACTACCCATCTACAGTTTGCATTATTTTTCGCATCATCCAGGACGAAGGTGATGTCCTTAAATGTATTTGTCTGCACGATCGTCCAATCGTATGCGTGATTGTTTACCACTTGTGAATAAATCAAGTTCCACATTGCGTCCGATATATTTACATATTTTCCGTTTAGGATTGCCGAAATAGTAGAAGGCGAGGTGCCTTTAATGGTGCGTGCTGCCTTGTTTGCAGAGGTGAATCGAGCGACATAAGCTCTCAATAACTCGCGTGTCTCGTTTTGCTTTTTTTTGCTAATCATAATCTTTTTATTTTTATGGTTTATAACTCTTTATAATTTCGACGCTGCTTTACGTTTGTCGAACTTATCTTCATGTTGTTTGATATCTGTAATTTCATCAATTGTTATATTACTTAAGTCCTTCGTATATTGCCCGATCGTCAAAGGAAGGTCACTGCGATCAAGGTTTCGTAATCGACGTTCGATCTCGGCTTGTTGCTCCTTATTAAGTCCTTTGAGAGGCGCGTCACGTAAACCCTGTTGGTCTAAGTCCATCCCGAATTCACGAGAGATTGCACGTCCTTTCACCTGTCGTTCGATTCTAGCTTCTTTATTCAGATTCTCAACCATCCGCAAGAATGCACGATCTTCCGATGATTGCTCCTGAATGTTTCTTGCTGTAACCATGTAAGGTTCTGCAATGCGTTCGAATCGTAAGCCACCTGCACGATCGATTGAATACAATCTGATGCTTGACATGTCAGCCGGATCATACTTTACGAAGAATTTCTCTCTCGTATGAAGCGACCTCCATTTGAAGTCCGGAACGCCAGGCGAAGAATACACTTCGTATTGATACTTTTTCCCTGCGACCTGAATCGTGATCCCCTGATCATCGAACAAGGAAGGACGCTCGGTTTGAATCCAAAATATTTCAACCATTTCAAGAGGGGTGATCTCCGGAGAATCAGTATTGACCGATTGATTATACATATCAATGCGCCTTATCCCTGATTTCGGATGTTCCATCTCATTCCATTCCTTGCGTGCTTCGGCGTATATTGATTTTAGCTCCTGAAAAGTGGGTAATTTGTCTACATTTGCCTGTATACGCTCAATATTCGGTCTGCTGTCTTTCCCTCTTGCTGTGATATTTTGCCCTGTAAATGCCCAATTTTGGTGCAAAACTTGGCTTTGAAAGCGTCCGAAAATGTTCTCAATAGTCTTACTTTGTGGGTTGTATGGAGCGGTTGGGCGAGACATACGTCCTATTTTTTTGAATAAATCATTTACTTTGTCTGATTTCTGACCGCCTTGGTTATCCGTAACGATCTCAAACGGTCTGTGCTTCGAAGCTGTCGTAGCCATGCGGAACGCATTGTATTGTTGCACATAATTTTCCGTATCCGAAATATGATATCCAAGCAGAACCTCTGAATAAGCATCAATAACCTCATAAACTGACGTTGTCTTCATGATTGTCGCACCTGTCGAGCTTTGACCTCTGTAGTATAAGTTCAATTTCGTTCCATCTCCGTACCATAGCGAATCGCGCATAGTTGGAAGGATCGTTCTATTCTTCCGATCGAATAATAAGTGTGCGTCCAATTCTCCGTGCACCGCAGAATACCATAATGGTTTGATATCCGGACGATTTAAGAACTGATGGATAGTAGCAAGGCTTTTGACAGGCTTGAATCCATAATGTGCGGCATTCTTATTAAACTCTTTGAATATTTGCTCATCGGTATAGACAGGAACCGCGCTTCGTTTGAGTGCGATAATGTACTTGCCTCCTTTTTCGCTGATCTTCATAGTGGATGAGTTTCCCAGCTTGCCGGAAAGCAATGCCGAATAACCCTCTTTCTTGAACGCGCGAACTTTATCCTTCAATCGAAGCATGCTCTTTGGAAGAGTATGACCGTATTCAGCACGCCAACGCTCATATTCACCGGGGAGTGTTTCCCATATATCACGACGGCAATTGTTCAGTTTCTTGGTCTGTGCCTCACGGGAGCGAAGCAACTTGATGATCATTCCTATTATTGTAGCATTTATAGTGTATTCCTTTATGTATTCACCACTTAAATGAACGATTTCTCCACCTTTCTCATAAGTGTGTGTACTATAGAATGCACGTGCCTTTTCATCAATCAATAATTTTAGAGGTTCATTCATTTCTTCTATTGTTGGATCACCATATTTCGAGATATATTGAGCCTTGTATGCATCAGGTAGAGAGTCAAAAGAAATCAATGCTTGAAATCCTTTACAGCCCCTTCTTATTCGAGTGATTTTGTTATTTGAGATAAGTTTTTTAATATACCTATCCGACATAAACTCAAGCAACTCAGAATAAGTGATGCACAATATGTTATTGTATATCTCCATTGTTAATTAATTTTATTTATCTTTGCCAAATCAATTTTTAAAAAACTATTGCTATGGGTGATAAAATTCATAATGGAATTTATAATCAGTTTTTTTCTGTGATTATTTCTTCTGACAATCATCATGATTGTCTTATAATGGCTAACCGAATTAAGAATCTTTGCAAGGCTTGGGAGTTTTGCATCAATATTCGAGAATGTAAATCTTCTAGAAAAGGCGATGTTCTCAAACGTGAAATTCAAATTTATCAGGAATCTTATTCTCATAATATCATTATATTCGGTGAATCATTAAGGATCCTTGTTAGTAGCTATTATTATTTAAATTCCACTGTTAGTATTAGTCGCAATGAGGCCACTCCCGTAGAACATCCTATCAAATTCTCCGAGTAAGTCTGGAATTTCTTCAAGAGTGACTAATGCAATCATATCTGAGTCAGAATTCTCTTTTTCTATCTCCGATTTTACAGATGATGCCAATTCTATTATTTTGTCCATTATCTCGCAAGAACGTTTTTGCTTTGTTTGATCATTTTTATTCATAATCGTAAGTATTAAATGATTTCTTTGAATTTTCCTGAATAGCTCATTAATTGCTCACCTTCACGTGATGAAAGTTTACAATGAAGCGTATTCACGAATGTGTTTATTAATTTTATTTCTGTGTAGTCGTTATTTGCTACGGTAATGATCGCTATAGCAAACCCATAATTCTTTTCACTTCTACAGAATTGCCAATTACCCGACATCTCTGATTCAATCCATACCTTAATGATATGAGGTAAGTATCGAGGATCTATTAAAAGAATGAAGGTTGTTTTCATTTCAACTGACTGGCTAGTTCCTGTGCGGTTTCTTGCAATTGCATCAATTCATCGATCTTGATATTTTCAATAATCGTTTTCGGATCGCTATCCACAAGCAATTTTGCTTTGTTCGTGTCTCTTTGCACAGTTATCTTTACCCTGTGTCCTATTTCCTGCACCATTTCATTACTCTCTTCGTCGAAGAATGTAATTATTTTGCACTCGCTGGGAATCAATATTCCACCATGCTCTAAAGCTAATTTTCTGATAGATCTAGCTAAAGAACTATCCGTTTTGAATGTCAGGGCACTCCAAATTGTTACCCAACTGACCTGAAAAGTTTTCATCAAAAACTCACGGTCATTTTTGCTTCTAAGTATTATTTCCTTCATAATTTTGATGTTTATAATGTTTTTCTATACATTTGCGGTGTCTTAATATTATTAAGACTTTGCAAATATCGAAACAAGTTTCGAGTATCCAAAGAAATATCGAAGTATTTTTCGTTTAAAATATAAATAATGCAAAATATCGAAACAATACACGAACGAATATCAACATTAGTAGAAGCTTTTGGAGATGGGAAAAATACCGTTTTTTCCAATAAAATTGGCACTAGTGAAGCCAATATAAGAAATTATATAAAGGGCATTATGCCAAAGTCTGATATATTGGAAAAGATCGTAAAAACTTTCGATGTTAATTCTGAATGGTTGTTAACAGGCAATGGATCCATGATTAAGAGCGATCAAGGGAATAAAGTACCATTTATAAGCGATAATACAATCGTAGGAGTTCCCTATTATGATGTAGATTTCATTGCAGGATTCGATTGCGTATATAACAATCAAACATCCGTCCCTTATACTAATATTGTTTTTTCTCCATTTGCAAAAGCGACTTTATGGTGTAATGTGACTGGGCACTCGATGGAACCTGAAATAAATAATGGTGATATTATTGCAATGAAAGAACAAAATGTCGAAGATATATTATACGGAGAAATGTATGCAGTAGTTCTTGATAATTTTCGGACTATAAAAATTTTAAGAAAGGGGAGTAAACCCAATATGCTTAAGTTTGTTCCGATCAACAAAGAGTATGATGATCAAGAATTTTCTATTGACCGGATTCTAAAAATATATGCCATAATGGGAAGCATACGAAAATTCTTTTGAATTGAATCAAATAAATAAATTACATATGAAAAAATGCTTATTGTTATTATTTTGCTTTATATCTATTCACACATTTTCTCAGGAAATTACTACTAATGAAATAGATAAATTCACTAAAAAATTACACATTGAAACATCTTTTGAACCATTAGTCATTAAAGACCATCTTTGGAGCTTAAGTGTTATTGATAATTTATGGGG